AACCCGGTGCCACTCATCGTGATGTCACCGGCGAAGGTGGCGGTGCCGGTGAATGTTGGGCTGGCAGCCAGCGCTAGGCCGAGGTTGGTGCTGGCCAGCGTGCCGACGTTGATCCAGGCGCTGTTTGCCGCGTTGCGCAGTTTCAGTATGCCGGTGGTGGTGTCGGCCCACAGCATGTAGGCGAACGTGGTGCTGGGCGCGACCGTGCCGCTGTTCTGGCTGACGATCGCCGCCAGCGCGTTGTTCAGGTCTTGCCGGAAGGCCAGGCCGGACTGGTTGGCGATGTTGTAGTCATGCTGAGCCATGTCTTAGATCTGCCTCCCGAACCCGATGGCGGTGTAGGTGAACTGGCGGCTCACGGCGCTGCCGGTGCTGTTCCTGAATGTTACTTCGAATCCCAAGCGCGTCACGGCCGCGATAGCGAAGTAGTCGCCCGTGACCAGGTTGAAGCCAGTGATACCAACGCTTGGCGGCTCGTAGAAGGGATTTGCAAAGACCACCGAGTAGGTGGCGGTACTGGTGGTGAGGGTGGCGGACTGCTCGGTGCGCTGCTGCAGCTCAAGCTCCACGCCCAGCTCCCGGATCAGGATGTTCTGCGATGAGTCAGTGCTGGTGGCCACCATCTTGAACTGGAAGCCACGGCCACGCACGATCGCGTTGGAGAACTCGCGCCAAGTGCTCCACACCGGCGTGCCGCTGGGGTCATCCTGCGTGCTGCGCACATAGGTGAGGGCGTTCACTTGGATGCCGCCGGCGCCGTCGATCAGGTCCCAAGTGTCGATCAGGTTTAGCTTGTCATCCCAAAAGTCGCTGGAGTTGTAGGCGAGGGTGACCAGTCGCCGCGTGAGGTTGCAATCGAACACGCCCGGGAAAGCGTACGTGGAGCCAAACTCGTACTCACCAGAGCTGAGCACATCACCCACTGCGTCGATGGTGACCAGTGCATCCCAGTTGCCATCAGTGGCCAACGAATCCACCGGCTGCCCAGAGCTGATGACGATGCCACTGGCACCACCAGCTTCTGCCAACCCACTCACGTAGGTCATGTCGGTGTAGTTGCCGTTGAATGCCGGGGTCTCGAGATCCTCCGCATAGGTCTGCACCAGCTGCCGCGGCTGCGGTGTTGGCTGGTCAACGACTACGGTGCTGTCCAGGGGCGAGACGTTGCCCGTGTCGTCTTCAAAGCGCAGGAGGTAGGTGCCTTCAAGCAGCGGCACCTGTTTCTGCGTTTGGCTGCCTGCTGCTGCTGCCACGAGCGCTTGGCTCTCGCCCCAAGAGGCTCCGGCCATGGCAATACTGTGGCGGATCAGGACCTTGCCGCCCAAGAGCACGTCCAGCTCGATGGAGCGGTTCCAGCTGAGAATGGCGCTGGCGGCATCGATCGGCACCAGGTTGATGCCGGTCACGTTGGAAGGTGGTGCAGATTTGGCCTGTGCGTATAGCGTCAGCGTTGCCGGCAGCGTGGAAGACAGCAGCGCCGCATTGATGCTGTAGACCTCAACCTCGTAGGTTCCCTGGCCGTTGTCGAGGATCTCGTAATCAGGGCCGGCGGAGTCTTGCTCCTGCCAGTTGTTGTCATCCAGCCGCCAACGGACCCGGTAGAGATTGACGCCTGACACCGGCCGCCAGGTGAGGATGATCTTGGACAGAGCCCGGCCGTTGCTGTCGTAGAGAACCTCCTCATAGCCCAGATCAGTGGGCGGTGCCGGCAGCTCGTTGAGGTTCGTGATGTCCCGCTGCTGCAGCGTCTTGCCGCGTTCGATGTACTCGTATTTGCTTTCGTTGTAGGCCAGCGCGCTGATTGCATAGGTAGCGCCGTCCTGCTCTTGGACCGTCAGCACCCGCCAGGTTGATGTCTGAATGCCGCCGCCTTGATAGACCCAAACGCTGTAGGCGTTCGGCGCCGCGCTGAATGCAGGGCTCACGGTGAGCACACTGCCAGTGCGGCTGGTCATGGAGCGGCTCTCGACGGTGCCATTGGGGAGGATGACCGATAGCGTGCCCCCCGAGGTAGGTAGCTCAGTGGCATCGTCTACCGTCACCGTGGTGGTTGTCGCGGTAAGCATCCGGCCGCCGCGGCGGCTGCCTGCACGCATCGGATCGCTGATCTCGATGATCTGCCCAGGGCGGACCATGATTCCAGCGTCGATCGATGCGGTGAAGCTCACCACCTCGCCCTCATACTGCTCGGAGTACAACAGCCACTCGCCGATGCGGCTGGCTTGACCGCGGGAGGTGCAGGCAAAGGCGCTGATCTGCGTGGTGGTCACGCCGTACTTGCTGATCGCGGCCTGGTCCTCCACTACCTCGTAGGCGATGTCGCGGGTCTCGAGGTCGAGGTAGCTGACCACAGCCACGGTCGGCCGGGTCTTGCGGCTGCTGCCCTGGTAGCTGAAACCTTCCTCAGAGACGTTTGCCAGGGTGAACAGGTAGGACGTGTCCGCAGGCCGGTCCTGGCTGATCGTCAGCGCGCCGGTGCTCCAGTAGGGCATGGCCCGGAACACCGAGCACATGTCGTTAATGAGCTTATAAGCCTCCTCTGACGTCTGGATGTTGACGTTGCAGGAAAAGCGGGGCTCAGTCTTGCCGAAGCCATTGGGCACCAGCCCCGAGGCGTACTGGCTGGCGGCATAGAACGCCCACTTGTCCAGCTGCGCAGCTTGGATGTAGTCGCCGAAGCCGTAGCGGGTCGAGGTGAGCAGATCCCAAAGAATCCACGCAGGATCGGAACACCACTGAGCAGCTCCGAACGTGCCATTCCAGATGCCGGAGTAGACCAGCCGGCCATTGTTCTGATCCACCGTGGCGTTGCTGGGAATCTGAACCTTGATGCCGCGGATCAGATAACTGCGGGAGGGGATCGAACTGAACTGCTGCGCGCTCACCCGAAGCGCGATCAACGCTGAGTTGGGATAGCGGAGTTTGGCATAGGTGATCTCGGTGTAACTGGACCAGCTGAAAGCGTTGATCACCTTGGTGCCGTCGCCGTCATCCGAGAGGCGAGTGACCCGCACGTTGACAGGGAAGGCGCCCTCATCGACCCGCACCCGATAGTCCCGCTGATACAGATCAGCCGAGCGGCCGCGAATGGTCTCCTCGATCTTGGTGGAGTAGCCGCCGCCGTTGTACTGAACTTCGATCCTGAAAGTAAACTTCTCGCCCCTGATGTCTCCGTCGTCTTGAATCTGCTGAAGCGCTGGGATCGAGAGTGTGACCCGTACAGCGTCAACAGTGGTGTCGGTGATGGTCCGAACAATGGGCGTGCTCTTCAGGACGACAGAGCCAACGCCAAACTCGCTCTCAATGTTCTTGACCAGTTGGATGTAAGTCTGGTTCTGAGTGCCGTTGCGAGTTTGAACGGTGACCTGCTTAAAATTCTGGGTGCCGTCTGCACTTTGCAGTGGCGTGTTGTTCAGGAAGATGGACGTTTCTCCATCTTTCAGCCCTTGGATCTCGCCCTCGCTGATCAGGTCCAGCACGGTTACGAACTGCCGTGAGTCCAGATTGTCTCTATCGGTCTCAGGCTTGCGCTGCTTGTTGCCGCCACCGGCGCCGATGATGCGTGTCATCAGTCAACCCTCTCGGTTTCGACGCCAGCGGAAATCACGACTGAACCCACCAAGGTCTCGCCGTACACGATCGGAACCGGCACACCTTGACGGCTGGTCTGCTGCACCCCGCTGAAGCTGTAGGACTTGCGCGGATCGTCGTTGCCATCGGCGCCTGAGAGGTCCATCGGCACCGGGCTGAGCAGTTGCGCTACGCCGCCGAGCACAAGCGAAATGCCGATACCCGACAGCACGGTGCTCACGGCAATGGGCGCCGCGAGGCCGAGCAGGCCGATCGTTGCGCCACCGGTAAAGAATGCGCCGGCGATCAATGCAGCGCCGAGCAGGATGCGGCCGATGCCACCGCCAGCACCTGCCAGCACCGGTACGATCTTGATCTGCTGCTGACCGGCCGGGTCGTGGATCTCGTCCATCGAGAGGTCGTAGCCGGCGATGCTGACCCGGTAGTGCTGGTCAGCCATGTGCCGCTCAAGCTGGGGGAAGTTGGCCACCAGGAACCGCACGGCCTCAGCAGCGGTCGCCACTTCAGCACGGAACACGCGCCGGCCGAGGAACTTAGCCAGCCGGCCATACACCAGAATCTCGCGCAGCATGGCCACCGCTCAGCCTCCACCCATCGTAG